ATGTAAAGTATTAGATTTTGTTAGTGTTGTAAAAGTATTAGCAACAGAATATGAAGGATTGATAGTTATAGAATCTAACTCATATGGAAATCAAGTTGTAGAACAAATGAATAATAGTGAATACGCTACACAAGTATATAAAGAAAAACGAGGAAAAGAAATGTTATTTCCTGGTTTATCTAATAATAGTAAAACTAGACCATTAATGATTGATGCTTTATATTCTTATGTTTCAGAATACCCACATATGTTAAAATCAGAAAGATTAGCATTGGAACTAACTGGATTAGTTACTAAAACAAATGGTAGAGTAGAAGCTGATACAGGAGCACATGATGATTTAGCATTGGCTGCATCTTGTGCATATTATGTTAGAAAATATGATCCACCTTTAATGATAAATACAAAAGAACATGCATCTATATTAAATGATATGTCTAATATTATAAATAGTAACACTCAAATTAGACAAGAATTTACTAGTGCTAGTATAATCAAACATGCTAAAGAAAATATTAGTGAGATGGGCGGTTTTCAAGATATTTTAAAAATGTATGAAAAGCAATAAGGAGTTATATAAATGTCTCAAGTAAATGAAATTTTTGCAGCACCTAGAGGTAATCTAAAATTAGTTGCTAACTTTGGTGGTGTTAAAATTTATACTTCTGAAACTTTAGTAAAACAATTTATTAAAGCAATGAATAAAAATTCAAGAACAGCTCCTATTGCTCCTATATTATTAAAATTAATTTCACAACATGAATTTATGCCATGTTATTTAACCGATAAAATATTTAAATCAATATTAAAAAAACAACCACCAGAGTTTAAAGGTTATGTAGGAATGACTATGGGTAAATATATATTTGTATTTGTTGATAATGATACTAATATATTTGGTTTTGCTTCTAATGAACAATTAGCTATTACTACACTACATGAGTTAATTCATAAAAGTTCAGGAAAATTCCCTCGTCAATTCTATCAAACTTTTAAAGATGAACTTACAACATTTTATAAAAATTATTGGACTACTATTTTTAATTTACAAGAAGATAAAATAAATATAAAGGATATACACACCCTCATTCAATTCATATATTTTAATACAGAATCAGAAAAACGCAATAATAATTCTTTATCTCAATATCATAAACTTCTATTAAATTTATGTCTTAATACAACTACACTAAGTAATAAACAAATACAAAAATTAATAAATGAGTATATTATATTAATTAAAATAGTTTGGAAAGGATTGGCTTCTCAAAATCCTATATTAATTGAAAAAATAGTAGAAGCTAAAAAACACTTAATTACTCCATTATATCATTCATATAAAAAATCTTTTGGATTGAATGTTAGACATATACAAGAATTATGTTATCAGGAATTATATGCTCCTTCGGAAGTGATTTCTTTACCAGCATTAATTAAACAACCCAACCCCAAAGTATATAACTTAATTAAAAAATTATAATCGGAGAAAATAAATGCCAGATGATAAAAATGACAATCTAAATGATATGGCTAAATCTTCAGATAGTCTAAGGGCAAGAAAGATTAATAGTTTACATCGGTCTGTTGAAGATATAGTGCATCAACAAAACAGACGTAGAATACAAACTGATAATCAAATAAAAGAAGCTGGATTATCCTCCGAAACAGAAAAAAATTATGATAGTATATTAAAAAGTTTGGGTCGTACTATAAGTAACTTAGCAACTGGTGTTAAAACTATTACAACTGAAACAGGAAAAGCAACAACAGATGCTATTGGACAATATGGTCGAGCAGTTGGTGAAGATATAAGTATTAATAAAACTAATACTGTAGCTATGGCTCTTTCTAAATCAACTCCATTATTTGGTTACTTCGCTGCTAAATTTATGGAAACAGATGTATTTAAAGATGCAACTACTAGAATAAAAAATAATATTGGTTCTGCATTATCTGAAGGAATGTCTAAAGCTGGAAGTGGTATATCAAGTATATTTCATAAAGGAAAACAATTTTCAGATGAACATCAACCAGCAACATCATCCGACTTAGAAAAATTACGAGCTTCAATTGATCAATCTCCTCCCAAATTACAGACAGGAGGATATGTAAGACAAGGTGGTTTAGCAGAATTACATGCAGCAGAAGTAGTAACTCCAATAGATAAACTATTAAAACAAATTGATGAAGCAAAAAGCGCTGATATTTCTAGAAAGTTAAATTCTACATTAGAAATTATGTCAGATAATGTAGGTGGATTAGAGGATGTTATACTCCATCAACAAAAACAACAACAAAGTGTTTTACAAACTTTTGTTACTGAATTTAAAAAAAATAAAGAATCTGAAGAATCTGGAACAGAACAATTATTAAATTCTATTAATGAACTAAAAGCAGGATTAATAGGTTCAGCTGATAGAACAAGAGTAGCTTGGCAACAAACTTTATTAGATCATCCAACATTTCGTAATCTTAAAATGGCTTATGAAATATTATCGAGTGCAATGCTTAGTCCTATTAAATATTTATTTGGTATAAGAGGTGGTTATGCTGGTGATGTTAATAGAGCTATGTCATCTTCTAATATGTTTTTGAAACAAGCTAATTTGTTAGCATTAATTTACACCACAATGATGCCAAAGTTGGATAATATATCTCAATACACTAAAGCTGCAGCCGAAGGTATAACAGGTGAAAAAATAGTACCTGGTAATATTAATAAGACCTATACTATGTTTGAAAAAATTAGAGCAAAATTAACTTCTCGTACTTTACCAGGACAAGAAGAAACATCTTGGATGCATCGGTTCGCTAAACAATTTGGTTTAGATGAAGATGTAATGAAAGAAGCTGGTATAGGTGGATTAAAAGATTTTCTTAGACCACAAGATATTATGGGTAAGATGGGAGCTTCTCGTGAAAATATAAAAAGTAAATTTATGGAAGATGAAGAATGGGATACTCTTCGTTCATTTATAGGTAAATTTTCTAAAAGAATGCGAGAAACAGAAGGTTATGCTGCAGGAAAAAGTAGAGACAAAAAAAGATGGGATCAACAAGAAAAACAAGAGAGTTTTTTTACAAGTGTTAAAGAATACTTAAGAAAATTGACTAAAATGAAATCTGATCAAGAAGAAAGAGAAGGACCTCATTCACCAAGTATGGCTGAAAACATAGCTAGTACTACTAGAATGACAGATGATCATTTTAAAGAAAATATGCAGAACGAAAAAGAGAAAAAAGGTATATTTCAAAAAATAAAAGAAAGTAGTTTTATGCAGTTAGATTTTATGAATAAATTAACCGCCCAAGTTAAAAAATTAAGATCTTGGTTTTGGGATGCATTATTATTTGCTGGTGGATTTATTAAAAATATTTTCTTTAGTGGTTTAGGATCTCTGAAAAATTGGATCAAAGCTGGTTTGGGAGCTATTGGTTTAGGTGGTCTTGTTAAAAATTTAAAAGGATTTCTTGGTAAAGGTGGATCAAAACTTAAAGGTTTATTTGGTTTGGGTGCATCCGCTAATCCTTATGCTGCTGCAGTAGAAGGAGCAACAGCAAAAAAAGGAATTTTAGGTGTTGCAGGTAGAATGGGTGCTAAAGTAGCTGGTATTGGAGCTGGTGGTATTATGGGCGTAGGTATGGGTCTATGGGATATGGCTCGTGCTATTATTAGTGGAGATGAAGTTGGGTTCGTTGGTAATTTTATAACACGTGGATTAGCTGGTTTTCTTGGGGGTAGAGATTCTGGTCTTAGTGGTGCTATTAGTGGTGCTATGAAAGGTGGAGGGTTAGGATTTGCAGCAGGAGCGGTTACTGGACCAGGTGCTTTCATAAGTGGAGCATTAGGTGCTGCTGCAGGTGGTATACTTGGTTTTGTTGGTGGAGCAAACTTATCAAAAGCTATAAATAAAACAATGGAAGGTATAAGTAACATAACAAGTGCTATTTGGAAAATGATTAAATTTCCTTTTCAACTTATTAGAGAAGGATTACAATCTTTCGGAATTTTATTAAAATATCAATGGAATAAAGCGACTGCAAGTTTTAGAGATTGGTGGGAAAAAGATGGTATTATACAAAAAGGTCTGCATTGGATTACTGATAAAATATCTTTTATTCTTGGTTATATTAAAAAACCATTTGTTGGCGCTGCTAATATGATTAAATCTTTAATAGATGGTTTTAGTTTAAGAAAAGGATTTATAAATAATCTTAAAGCTTTTGGTAATGCTCTATTAAACTTCCCAAAATATTTATTACAAGATACATATGAAAAATTATCAAAAATTCCTGTTATAGGAAAATATATTAAAAAATCAATGGATGCTTTAGGTGGTTTTGTTAAAGATGTCCAAACAGGTGAATTATCAGATAAATTAGGAGAATCTTTAGGACAAGAAACTAATATGTCTCGTAAAGCTCAAAAAATAAGAGATGAAAAAACAGCTCAATTAAGTAAACAATATACTCCTACTGGTACAGGAAGAATGTCACAAGAAGGTACTTATGGTAATTATAATATCAATTACCGTACTCGTGGAAAAGAAATGTATATGACCAAAGCAGATAAAAGAAAAAAAATACTTGTTCTAAATAATGAAATAATGGGAGCTCGACGAGATATATATAAATATCGTGACAAAGATGCCTTTTTCAAAAGTGATAGGGAAGAAAAAAGACTCAATGCACACTTAAATCAACTTTATCGTGACAAAGAAAAATATTCAAATACAAAACTTTTAAATGAAAAAGCACAAAAACAATTTCGTATTGATGATATAAAAAATAGATCAATAGAAAAACAATTAAATAGAATAAAAAATATACCTAAATATAGTTCTTATGTACCAGAAGATATTAAAAAACAATTAAATCAAAAACCAGTTAAAGATGCAACAAATTTTGAAAATCGAACTGGTGGAATTTTAGTTAGAGATAATGTTGAGAAAACTGTTGATTTAAAATTAGAAAAACAACGAAATGAAGATCTTAAAAAAGAATTAGAAAATATTAAAGAAGGTACAAATGGAGTAACACAAGCAATGTTACAAAACCATAATACATCCGTAAATTCTTCCAATACTCAAACAAGTAATGTCGTAAACAACAATGGCGGTGGTGGACAACAAAAACTACCTTTCTCTGGAGCAAATATGATAGCTCATGAAATTGTTAGTTGTCACATAGATTAAGGAGACAAAATATATGAATATAGATCCTATTGGTGGTGCATTTGGGTTACCACCATCTAGTTATGTAAGCGATAGCATGATTGAAAATAGTATGCCAATTTTTGAAGTTATGCCATGTATCCCACAATTCAATAGTGGATTAAATTTATTTAAAGTTGTAAGAGCAGGAAAAGAATATCAAGACATATTATCTAATCATGGGTTTGATACTCAAGTACCATTAAAATTTGCTTTTATGGCTGATAATTTTCCAACTGATTCTTTTGTAAATGATTATGGAGAAACTTTTCTACAAAAATTTACAGATGTGGCTTCTCAGGGTATGAGTCAAATTGCTCAAATGATGGGAGCACAAAAAGCTACAGATGCAGGAAAAGAAATTGGTCAAGCTATGCAAGCAACTGGAAAAGAAATGACAGGAGTTATGGGTGATATTTTATCAGGTATTGGTAGTGGAGTATCAGGTGTTTCTACGGGAATAGAACAAGCTGCAAATAGTAAAGCTGTGAGAGATCTAATTGGCGGTGGTGGAGAAGTAGTAAATAAAATGTTGGCAGGACATCGAGTTGATTTCCCTCAAGTTTGGAGAAATAGTAGTTATACTCCATCTTATACAGCAACTGTTCGACTTTATAATCCTAATCCTGCAAATCCAGCTTCCACTAAAAAATATATTATTGGACCTTTAGCTGCTTTATTATGTTTATCTTTACCACATTCAGATGATGGAAGTACATACAATTGGCCATTTTTTCATAAAATTAAATCAAAAGGAATTTATAATTTAGATCCTGCTGTTATTACTAATATCACAGTAGTTAAAGGTGGAGATCAACAACAAATTGCCTTTAATCAAAACCTAAGTATGGTTGATGTAAGAGTAGATTTTACAAGTTTATATAACAGTTTAATTGTCGAAGAAAAAGGAGCAATCTCAACTAACAGACCTACCTTAAGAACATATTTAGATGCTCTATCTAAACAAGGTACTGTCCATTCTAGAAATGTAATGAATCAACAGGCGAGTAGTTTAGCTGGGAGAGGAACTATTCAACAAATTAAAAATAAACAATTAACTAAATTAGAAAGAAATTTGATTGTAAAAAATGAAATGGCTCGAAAAAGAAACGGACCAGGAATTATAGTAACAGAACCTGATAATCGTACAAATCCTATAGATAAATTAATACAAACCAAATTAGAGGAATTAGGTATAGGTTTTACTTAGAACAAATTGTATTTTTTAATATCATAGTTATATAAAAAGCTAAAAATAAATTAATTAAATATTGAGTTTGATTAGTTAATTTATCATATTGTTTTTTATAATTAAATTCTTTAATAAGTTTTAATATTAAAATATTAATTTGTTGTTTGAGGTATATCTTATCTGTAGTTCTTCTTATAGACATTTTTTTACGAACATAAGTATAATAATCTTTCCCACAAATCTCTTTTACAGATTTAATATCTCTAAGGAATAGCTTATAGATAATTAGAATATTATCTGAAAATTTTATATTATTCAATTTAGTTGTTAATTGGGTAGCAATAGATGTTTTTATTTTAGTTAATTTTCTTGCTTCAATTTGAGCTTTTCTATCAACTAATCTATATACCACTATTTTTTTAGTTAATTCTTCAGCTAATTTATTTGTTTTAGTAGTTGTCAATTGTTTATAAGTATCTTCTGGATTATCAGATTCAGTATCACTTCTAAATCCTGTTCCTTGTTCTTCTGCTCTATAATAAGCTTCTGCAAAACTTTTTCTACTTTGTGATATACGAGTACGACTATCTTGCATAAAACGAGATATATCATCTAAATTATTTTCTAACAATCCTTTAGTCCATAGACGCATCATATCTCTTGATATATGTTGTAAAGCATTTGCAATAGTTTTTTCTCTTACAAATAAATGAGTTTTAGCTATATTCTCTAATGCATATTTAAATACATCAGGATTACAATATTTTGGAAAAGACCCTCTCATAAGATTTGCATAATAACGAATCATATAAAAAGACATTAAATATTTATATACAATATTATTTCTTTTCTTTAAAAAGTATTGCATTAAGAAAATATAAAAATTAGCAATAGGTTCTCGATGTATTAAAAAAGCAGCTTCCTTACGCCCTTTCCATCTTCTTTTGGTAAAAGCTCTAACATCCGATTCGGTTAAACCAGTCATTCTTAACATTTCATAATAATGTTTTTTAACTACAGGAAAATGACATGGTTCTGCAATAGCACTTATATTACGGGCAACAATACGAACTATATAAGATCTAAAAGTTGAATCATTTATTTTAACTTTATTTAATAATTCTTGCATTAATTATCCTACCCTTACCGTAATACTATCTTCTATAAAGTAAATATACTCAGGACCATATTCTAATAATTGTTCTTCCGTTAAATCTTTTAAATCAAAATTAAAAAAGATACTAGTTTCTGGTTTTCTTAATCTACAATGACTAACACCTTCTATTTCTTGAACTACATCTATAATTTCTGATCTATATATTTCTATACCAGTACCAAATCGATCTTTAAATTCTTCAATAATAGTCTCTCGTACTAACGTTTGTAAGCTCGCTAAATTACCGCTAAAGGTTAAATCTCTAAAAACTTCTATTTCAATTTCTAAAGGAATAGAATAAACCGGTAAAGGAATCCAACCACCTGCTGAGTATATATAACGATTATCTAAATTAGTAACATATAATATAGTATCAGCAGAAGGTGTTTCATATATAAAAGTCATAGAAGTAGAATCTGTACAACGAATAATATTATCTTGATATTCATCATCTCTGGTATGAGGAGCATATATAAACCTATCTCCAGTATTACAAGTAACTGGTAATGTATTTACTATATCTACAACATCAGAGGAAGTCGATTGATTTAATAACATTGCTTGTAATAAACCATATGTATTTGTAAACTTAATATTTGAAAAGTCAGTTAACATTCTTCGATCAGTTAAATCAGAAGTACTTATTAAACTTTGCATTACCTGTAATTCAAATGCTTCTTGGTCAATACTATCATAATATTCTTTTTCAATAACGGGAACATCGTAAACTATCATACTCGTTCCATCTATAACAAGATTGGATCTCATAAACGTACTCAAGTCTGCTCTAAATGTAACCTTATTGGAATATAAACTAATTTCTGCTCCGCCAGGTTCTTTTATAACAAATTCAAATGTTTGTTCACCTATTGGCATATTAATATATGGATCAAACGTATATATAAAATATTGATTAGTAGAGTCATTAATCATATTCTTAACTGAACCACTGGATTTAATAGTCATTTCACATGAAGTTAAATCAGAATCTATTTCATCCGACTTATAATGTAGTTTAAAAATCCCATCATCACCGACTCTTTGGACTTCAAGTAGATCTGCATATATAGCATATGTTGAAACATAACTCGATTCTAAAGCTGGTATTAACTTAATAGAAGATACTACATATTCATATTCACCAACAGTATTATGTTGTTTTAATTCTATTTCAAAAAGAGAATAATAATCATTATCTCCAATAGTAACAATTTCATCTCGATATAATCGTTCTGTAGTAGTAGGAATAGTAATTTTTGCATTACGAGTAGGAACTAAATTTTCAATTTCTGTAGTACCAGCTCCATATAATAAAGCACTGAATAATTCAATTTCATTAACTTGTAAATCTGAACGTTTTAATATAGGTAGAGAATTTTGTGCAAAAGGCATATCTGGTACTATTACATTAATATCTTTATAATCACCATCAGAAACAAGGCGTTCTAAAGATTTAATAGAAGCAATCGAATTTCTTCTAATTTCTTCTAATGATTCTTCATCAACTCCTCCAAAAGCACTTGAATTATTAACAACCTCATAATTAACAATTTGAGTTGCTCCAGATAATGTACTTAAATAAATTCTTTCACCATCTTTTATTGAACCAGCAATAACATTACCACCACTTCCATTAGTAGTTAATATATCAACAAATACTGTTGAACCAGGATCTGGTTGTTCACCCATTAAACCATTCCCAAATGTTAAAAGTCTGCCAGAATCAGTTCTTTTAGAAACAAATCCTTTATCAGAAGCTGTCATTAAAAAGACTGAATCAAATTCAGTCCATGTAGTCTTAGTTGTACTACCAGGTTTCTGTATTTGAACTTGTATCTCTGCTACCTCACCAGTAATTGGTACTTCAAGAGTTACAAATTGAAATTCTCTTATATCAGAGTCTATTTGAAATTCTTGATTTTCTATTTGGGTTTGTTTTAAAGGAAGTACAAAACTAAAATCTTCGGTTGTAATATTTATAGGTAAATTATATCTTTTATTATCTTCTTGAACAACTATAGATGGGTTAGCATTATTAAGCACTTCTATTGTTGTATCATAATAAGTTACAAATTGAACTTCTCCACTAGCATTAAATTTAAAACCTTCGGAAATAACAAATTGTGTTATTGGATCTTCAAATCCAAAAGGAATAGTTATTAAAACATTAACGGTAGCTGGTGTAGCTTCTCTGGTATTATAACCAAGAAACGCGGATAAATTAAGAATTGATTCTGGTATTTGAGCTTTAGTTAAAAAGAATTCTCTATAAACAGAAAGTTGATAGAATAATAAATTTCCGGTAATTGTAGAAATAGTATCAATTATGAAACTTAAAAAAGATGACTTAGTAAGATCCACATTTTCCAATTCTAAATAACGTTTAACTTCTGCACTTATGGTTTCACGAATAGAATCTCTAGATAAATATATCTGTTCTGATAATATTGTATCTGTCATCTGTTGACTCCTTTATCTTTCAGGATAATAAAATCCTGTTCTTTGATCAAATAGTTTATGGTTTAAAGCATCCCCTAACAATGAACTTTTATATAATAATTTAGAAATAAATTGAGCATCCTCTAACCAATGTATTTGTTTATTATATTCTACAAAAGAATATGTATTAATAACTTGTTCATCCACTGCTTCTGTTGTAAGACTTTGAAACACTCTTAACTTTAATTTCCAAAATCTTTTATTTGTATTTGGATGAATTTCTATACCTGTTACTCGATATAATGGATAAGTATCATTAACATAACTTAAATAATCCTGTTCAAATTTTATAATATCATTTGGATATGGTATAAATCCATGTTTACAAGGAATAACAATTGAAGTTTCAGTATTTTTTTGATAACCCTCTTCACTTCCTTCAAATAAAGTTGTTATTTCATCTGGAAAATAAATAGGTAATAAAAGAATTTTATTTCTTCTTATACCAGATAATTCACCTGTTGGTTGATAAGCTCCACCCATGATTTGATCATCATCCCAAACAGTTTCTTCAAAATTCATATTATAATAAGTAGTTAAAAAACGAGGAGCATGTTCGGCATAATAATCATATAACAGTTCTTGATATTCATGAACATAATCATATATCCTGTTATAATTTTGTGGGGATGCCATTATTTAGTTTCTCTCTTTTTAATTTGTCTTATTTCTTTATCTAATTGAAATTTATATTTTAATCTTGCTTCTGTCTCTCTAGAAGACCAATCCATTAATAGATTATGAATTTTTTTCTTACATTTAACTGGATTTTTAGAATCTTTACATTTTGGTAATTCTTTCTTTAAAAATTTAATTGCTGATTGAGCTGATAAATAAGAACATTGATTTCTACATAATTTTTGAGAGTACTTTAATTGTTTAATACATTTACCAAGACATTTAATATTAATTTTTTTAACATAATAATTAACAACATCATTAAAAAAAGGAATCGGTACAACAAACAATCCAGCATAAAGTGCCCATCTTAATTTTTTTTCTCGTTCGGGATTAATTTTATGAGGTTTAACAATAGGATCATCTTCTGAAAGATTTTTTATTAATTGATAGATTTTTAAATGTTCTTGAAAGGTAATATTTTTTCGTAGATGTTGATTTTCTGCTATCAGATTTATAAATTGAGATTTGGGAAGTTGAAAACTTGCTTTTAAAGTTCTCATTCGAGCTTTCATAGCTTTGGTATTTGTTTTTCTTCTTTTAGCTTCTTCCCCTATTTTTGCTTTTGATAATTTAATTTTAAGCACTGAAACTCTTTTAGCCCATACAATATATTGTTTTTCTAATTTTTTTCGACACGATTCGGGTTTACTAACACTTGCACACCGACTCATCTCTGTACGAATCTGAGAAGCAACTTTTATTGCTGCTTGTAATTGACAACTATAATTACATATTTTTTTTTGGGTTGACAGTGGCCATTTTTCTTGACATTGTTTATGACAAGTATCTGTTAATTTTCTATAAGTAAATAAAATAAACATAGCTAATGGTGGAGCTGCAAGGGTGCCAGTAAAATTATCAGTTAGTTTTAAACTAGCTACAGCTGCAAAACCATATTTTAAGAATTTAGTAAATCGTCCTTCAAATGAGCGGATGTCTTCATTAAATATTGTTTGTATTACTTCAGGATAGGAAAGTTCAGATATAATCTGACAAAAATTAATATGTTCTTTAAAAGTTAATTTATTTTTAACTAACGGACTATTAAAAGCTATATTCAATAATTGTTTTTTACCAATATCTTGTAGAATAATTTTATCTTTTTGACTTATCATCATTAACCTCTAAGTTCCATCAACAGCTTCAAAAAATTTAAAATAACTAGTTTCATCAAGGATAACTTCAAGTTGTTGAGTATTTCCATCATAATTAACATCTATCGTTAATGAAAATCCTTTTTGATTTGTAAAAAAAACAACTGCTACATTTTTAATAATAGCACGATTATCATAACGCATTAAAGTATCTGTTACTTCTTCTATTACTAGTTCAAGAGTTTGTTCATCTGCAGGTTCGAATACTAACTTATATAAATCACTCCCATATTCAGGATCAAATTGATAACTTCTTCTGGGAGTGATTAGTATATTATTCCAAGAACTTAAAATTACTTCTAAATCTTCTATTCTTTTAAAATCACCAGTTACAGCAACCTTAGAGAGATAATCAGCTATCTTAGAATTCGATCCAGATACACTTTCATTAAATCGTTTTAAAAGATTAGCCATATTTTTTACTTTCCTCTAAGTATCGTTTTTGTTTATCTTCTTCCAGAGCTACTTTCCATTTAAGATAATTCAAAAATCTTTGAACTGGCATAAATGTCACATCTATATAAGATTGTTTACTTAAGTCCATACACGAGAATATGTTCTCAGCTAGATCGTCTTTAAATTTAACGACTTCATCAGGCTGAGAACAATGCGCGAAAAAAGCTTTCCACAAGGTCAATAGTATGAGTGTCTTGTTGTCCACAACTAACACAACTGCTTGCCATTTTAAGTTCAATCCCATAGTCACCAAAGGCATCTGCATAAGCTTTATAAATAGCTCGCTTATCTTTAGATGTCATCTGTAAATATGCATCCATTATATCAGCTCGATCATGATAAATAACTGGTTCTTTAGTTGATTCCCGAAGAACTGATATGCTTTCAATAATTAGAGTTTCAGTTATTAATTCTAATGTATTACCTGGTCGGTTCGATAATACTTTAATATTATTAATTTCATCAAAAAGAGTTGGTTGACGAACAATTACTGTAACTCCTTTTAATGCAGGTAATGGAACTTCCTTTCGATCTTTTAGAATATCACTATCTGATGGATAACCATTAAAATTAAAAGTACTTGATGCTTTAACAGTAACAGGATATTCTTTACCGCAACTATTACATTTAATTTGATAGTTTCTAATTTCTTCATATGAAATATGATATAAACCATATAGAAGAGCATCTCTATCTTTTAAAGTATTACCACGCAAAAAAGAATCAATATCTGTAATTTCATCTGGTTTGTTTACTATAGAATTAAACAGACAACTATTAAGATGTTCAGCAACCTTAGTTGGAGTTATCAAACTTCCTTTTAATTTTTCTTCTTCTTGTACATTTAAAGATCTTACAGTATAAGATTTATTAGTCTGAGGAGTTATAACCTCATATTCGGGGTATGGTATTTCAAATCCTTTAAACATTTTTCTCTTTTCCTTTCTTTTTTATTTATTCATACAATTGTTGTATTTTGCTCTATCATTAGGAAACTGTCTTTTACATTTAGATTTTTTATAAGCCTGTAACGCTTTATAACCCATATAAGAAGCTGTAGCACCAGCAGTTGTTGCGTAAGCGATATCAAGCTTTCTTTTTGTTTTTGGATCCATTTCTTTAATTAGCGACTTTTTTTTAAATCTACAAGTTCTTTAAGCCCTTGTAAAGCACCTTTTTTGATTTTACCTATTACTTCAAAATTTTCATTGAATCTTACATTGATAATTTTTCTTGCTTCTTTTGTAAGATCAGCATGAATATCACCATCTAAAGCAAGTAACCTTAATTGCTCCATATCTGCAGCTTCAATATAACTTAAAACTTGTTTTTTAGTAGCATTATCTATTTTCGTATTTTCATAAAAAATATAAGATAATCCAAGTCTTATTTTATTAATATCCATTTTTTAGACTCCTTTATCCATTTTAGTTTTAACCACCACTTTGTACTGCTCCATAATTTTTTACTTGATCTAACATAGTTTTAGAGAAATTATTAGCAAAACCCTGACATTTTTCAAAAACCCAAGGTTCACGCCAAGCATAATCTACATTAAATTCAATTTCTAAATCTACTCTACCTACAGTTTCAACATCACTGGTAAATAAATCTTGTGGATCTTTTCCTGGAAATATACCATCATAACAAGCATAATATTCTACTGTTCTTGCATCTGGTGCTGTAGTCCAATAATACATTAAACCTGCATAAGTTTTTTTAGTATACCCTTCTCCATCTTCTCCATCCAATAAATCAGTTGTACCAGTTCTATAATCACGAATTAATTTAACCCATCCATGCATAATATCAAGTAATGGTGTTTTATTAAATTCTAAAAATTTAACCGATACTGTATTACCATAATCAATATTACCAGGTACCGCCCATTTAACACCACCAAGACCTGTAAACTCAATTTTATTTAATGTCCCACCCGGAGGTGTAACTGATAAACATGAAGCAGCAAGTACATTTTGTATTTCATTATTAGCTGAAAGTCCCGATATACCAACTGATGTATATGTTGGTAAAGACGGAGGTAGTTTATCAAACCATATAAAATGATAACCACTAGTATAAGGATCAGCGACACCTACTGTAGTACCACCAAACTTTCTAGTAATTATATTCTGTCCTAATTCAGCAAAAGAATATTTCATACCCATTGTTTTAATCTCCTTAATTAAGAATTAACTATTCCTTTTTTATTTTGTTCTATTTTTTTAAGTATAACTAAGGCTATTTTAAATATTTATCACGTTTTTTAATAACATTTAAAACACTACTCCAATTACCCTTAATTATTTGAATTGCTCTATCATCAATATAAAATTGTGCAGCTAATTTTTCTGCAGTAATTTTATCAAAATATATATCATATTTTTTTAACCATTTAATAACATTTTTAATATTTTCTTTAAAATCACCACCCAATTCTTCTGAATTTGTTTTCGAAGCTCTAGCTGTAAAAATAACAATTTCATAATTTTTTCTTTTTAACCAATTAATAACTTCTTTTGCTCCATCAAACGGTTCGTCATACATAGACCCATCTTTATAACCTTGTGAATATTTATGTATAGTCCCGTCAAGATCAATCATTGCTCGTCTTGGTAGTGATGCTTCAGTAATTTCCGGATAAACAGTTCGAATTATATCTTTTTTCTTTTTTCTTTTAGATGAAGTGAATGAATCCATAGCAAAACCACCGACTGCTTCATTATCATCTTTTATAATTTTAGTCATTAAATTCTCCTATATAGTTTATTTTTTGTTCTATTTTATTATATATATTACTTAATGAAAATAACTTATTATTTAATTTTAAAGGAGACAATATGACTAGACATTTAGCAAGTAATAAAATGAAAAAAATTATCAATCCACCCTTTATTGATTTAAATTATCACTGTATAATAATTTGGGCACTTTTTATTTTAGATATATTTAGTTATAAATTTAATCAATCAATCATCCATCTATCTTATAACTATATAATTGGAGGTATATTTATTGGAGTATTATTTTTAGTTATAAAAGGATATAGAGCTAAATGGAATACATCTTTATTAATTAGTATGAATATTCAAATAATATGGTGTATATTTACTGAACAGTTAATTCTTGTAGGAGGATGGATTCTTATTGAATTAGGTATAGTAATTTTAATTGAAAATTATAATACCTTTAGTAAGAAAAGAATACGTAAAAGATAGGAGAAAGGGAATCATATAATAAGTTATATATGACTCCCTTTTTTTGTATTTATAAATTAAACAATAAAGAAGTTTAATTCAATTTGTTCTACAACACGTGTTGGATCTAAAGTTACATTTACATGAAACTTTTTAGTTTTTCTTTCATATTCAGTTGCACCTACATCTACTGAATAACTATGAAGACCACGTTTCCTTTTTATAACTTCTAAGAACTCTATTAATTGACCAGAAACTTGAGACCAAGTAATTTCATCATTTTGCTCAAATATAAAGTAACGACAAAATTCTTCAAATGCTCTTTTAATATATAGAACTAAACGAACTATATTTAAATCTTGAAGAGCACTAGCTCTTGCTTGAGAAGTTAATTGACCCCATACAACATACCCTGGATTAAACTTAACTATTGGATTTAATTGTTTAAGATATAATTGATCTCTTTGACCTAATCTTGGATTATATCTCAATTCTTTAATAGTATCAATAGCACCTCTATTAAAACCAGCTGCAGCAAACCAAAGTTCAGCTACATTATCATTTCTTGGTAATATATAAGACATATGATAAATTGGAGAGAACCAAGCATCCTGACCTGTAAATGGATCAAATATTTTATTATAAGATTCATACAGAGCAGTAAAATAGTTATTAAAAGTATTATCATTATTTCTAACAGATAACGCTAAATTAGCTGTAGGGTTATCACCATTATCCATAATAGCAACACAATCACGTCTAGTTTGTACTAATGTACTAATAGCCGTTTTAACATCTCGTGGGTAACCACAATCAAATACCATAGAAAAATAAATATTTTCAGTATCTAATACATCTTCATCTATAATACCATTATAAGCTTGATTTAATAAAGTAGTAGCTTCATTAATATTTAAAGAACCATCTAGATTTAATAAATCTCCATCACTACCTTTTCTAAAAGGAACAGGATCAGAAGAAATAAAAGCCTGTGTAACAGAACCATATGATTTTTTAATATGATATTCTATAATAGTAGTTGGATCAAAATCAGTTACATTACCATTACAAGATTGAGTGGTTAAAGCTCTATCATTAAATACTGTAACTTCTTCACCATCAGAACCTGCACTAGCACCACACCAACCCCAAATTTCTTGACCTCTACCATCTTTAGCGATAATAACAAAGTCACCAGCTGGAGTACCTTCCCAATCAACAAAGTCTTGTTTAAGATCTGTTAAATCAGCTAAACCAGCAGTTAAAGTAACCCGAACATTAGTATCTAAATCTTTATCATAAACTTTAATATTTTCATCATAACCAGCTGAAAATCTATCATTGTCTTCATCAATGTACATTTGTGCTCTTAACATAGTAGAATATTTTGCTAATACATCAACAATCCAAATAGAATCTCCAGCAGTATCTTTAGCTTTCTTATCAAAAGAAATAGCAAAAGATTCAATAATAGCATCTTGTCCGTCTGATTGTCTTTCATAAATATCTAGTATATATTGATCCCATAAAGTAGGATTAGCAACCTCAGTTAATCTAACACCTATTTTATTATACCATTGACCTCTTCCTATTGGATTTAAAAAACAAATCGGATAAGCTGTGCCATCCTGTTGTAAATTACTTTCCATTTCTTCAACATCATACATACCTTCTACATATGTAATTTGCATACCAGCAGTTGAATCTCCTGGTACTACTGTAGCATCAATACGAATATTAGAGAAAGTCGCATTATCCGGTAAAACTCTCATGTGAAATAAAGAACCTGATTCGCCTAAATAATTATAAGCACAATAAGGACCTTGACCAAAACTCTTTCCATAAGTTATAATATTTGGTTCACCATATTCTCCAATATAATCTGATCTTGAACCAATAAATTTTAACTTATTGTCTTCACCTTTTTCTGTAAGGGTAGCCATAAAAGCAATAGTAGAAGGAACTGCTTGAACGAACTGAGAAAGGTCTATAATTTTTGTATAAACACCTGGTGATACATTACTCATTGTATAACCTCCTAAATTTCTTATTTAATTTAATTAATCTAACTATTCTATCTTCCTTTCTCACTAAAATCAATATATTTTTAAACATATAAAAACCATGAAAATACAAGGCGTCTATCTGTCGTTTTAACTAATGAAGGAAATGTTACTCTAGAAAACAATGTAAAATTTCCATTATAATTACCAACATCACTTTCAGCTGAATATAATCCAGCTTCACTTAATTGTTTTCCATTAGCATAACCCACACCTACTGTTGTAGTTATTTTAACTATTAACCATCTATCATCATTTAAAGGATCTTGTTCAAACTCTATTGAATCATATGGTATCTTATAATATCCTTCTTCTGGATGATCAACATCTATTATATGATAATCTCCAGCTGAACTATCAGTTGCTGTTAACATTGCTTCAGCGGTTAAATCATCATCAGTTAATACAGGTGGAGAAGGATTAAAAGGATCACCAAGAATAACACCACCAGTACCCAAACCAAACCAACTCAAAAATTCTTCTCGTGTTGAAGAAGCATTTGTATTTTGAAAATTCATCATACGTTGAGCTAACCATTCTCGACCTTGATAAAGTACTAAATTATGTTTTCCTAATAATTTTTTATTTCCATTATCATCAACATCATATATTTCTACATAACCAGTAGGCGGACTTTTTTCTCCTCTATTATCTCCAACATTCATTCTGTCTTTTAAACATTCTTCACCATAAAAATCCCTTGCGAGAACCTCTATTGTTTTAACTTTTTTTGTCATTTTTTGTTTCCTTATAAACGTTGGGAATTTACTTTATATTTTGTTCTAAACTATAGGTTATGTTGGTTGGATACAAAGTAACAATCTATCTCCATTCTCTTGTAATAAATAATCTTCAGTTTCTTGTAATATGTAAGCATTCAGATCTTCTATTTCAATTTCTACTATATCTTGTCCATGAGTACAATCAAACAATCCTTGTGTTCCTTCGACATAAGCAAGACCGGTTGTATCGAGTGGAACACCATCAAAATTAACGAATTCCCCTGTCTGATAAAACCTATATTCATCTGAATCTAAAGAAGCATTTAAGGGTCTTGACCACATTAATTTATAATTTAAAGAATCTATTGGTCTTTCAAATGCAACAGTAAAACCATCAGTTTGTTTATCAGTAACAATAAAAGGAATGATAGCTGTCGAATCACTTTCATTCAATAATTCTAAACTTAAACCATAATTATTATAAACTTCTCTTGGTTGTAATACTATTGTTGTAGATGTAATCCCTAAAGATAAATCTTCTACATCTTGTTTTTCATGGGTAATTAAAATCCATTCTAAATAATAATTATTAGAATCTATATTTCCAGAAAATTCTACTGTAAAATTAGTAGGGGTTCTTTCTATAATTGTATAGTGATAACAAGAAGGTATTATATCAATCATATTAGAAAGACTTATAGCGACTGTATAACCAGTACTATCTAAAAACTCTGGTGGTGGTGGTATATCTATAGTAATTCTATTTGTACCATCTGGTACATGAACAATACCTGAATTATTAGAATTATCATAATCACAAGATACATGATAATTATCAGAATCAGCTGCTCCAGAAATCATAGCTGTATAACCACCTAAAGATTTTTCAGTTATTATATGACTATAGAATATTGGATTATTATCTACTGTATTAAATAAATTTAAAGTAAGAGCATAACCAGGAGTTTGTACATCTCTAAAACTACCATTTACTAAAATTTCACCATTATTAATTTGAGCTATATCATAATTCATAGGAATTCGATTTAATAAATTTGATGTAACTATGGGTGCGTTTGGTGCATCTAAATTACTAGCATTATAAATAGCTGCTGTTCCATCTCCATAAAAAGCTGGACAATTTAACCTATCTGGAATACGATCAAATATTTCTATAAATTCATTTTCTGGTTGATCTGTAACAGCACCAGTATCATGCCATGCACCACAATCATATGTTTCTCTTGAATAATATAAATTAGAAGTCCCATCTAAACAAACTAAAGGTTGATTTGTATAATCCATTTCCACATTAACAAATTGAGTACCTAATCCATGTTCTACTACCCAAACATTAGAAAGTTCTGTATGTCTATAACCAAATAAACCAGATTGACTACCATTTGTTATAGCAGCTTTACCAGTAATAGCTGCACTAAATGTAATAGTTAATTGAGAATCAGAATCAAATGAAATATTTGAAGGAGCAATTACATTATCACTTGAATTTATAACTTCAACATTTACATATTGATCATTTAATTGATGATTAATAACCCAAGTATTTGAAGTTATTGTTTGGTCATAAACAAAAGCATTTGTAGTATTAGGTTGATTTCCACTTGTTATTGCAGCATGCCCTTTTATAGCTGAACTAAATGTAATAGTTAATTGAGAATCTGAATCAAATAAAATATTAGAAGGTTGTATAGAATTATTACTTGAGTCTATAACTTCAACATTTACATATTGTTCACCTAAAGAATGATTAATAATCCAAGTGTTAGAATCTACTATTTGATTATGTATAAATTTATCTGTATTGTTACCAGAAGTAATAGCTGCATATCCAATAATAGGACTAGTAAAAGAAATAGTTAATAAACCAGTAGAATCAAATGAAATGTTTGAAGGTTGTATAGAATTATTACTTGAGTCTATAACTTCAACATTTACATATTGTTCACCTAAAGAATGATTAACATACCATGTATCAGATGCTATAATTTGTTCATATACAAAATGACCAGGATTAAGAACATTATTTCTAAAGGTAACATGACCAGTTACGGGAGTTTCAAAAAACAGTGTTGCTTGTATATCATTATCAAATATTATACTAGTAGGTTGTATAGTTTGTTCTAAATTCTTTTCACTACAACATGGATGACTATCACCCGTAACAAAATCAAGAGCTTGTTGTTCAACATCTATAGTATCAAAAGTATCTTCAGTAACAATACTATTAAATAATCTATTTCTAAATTGTAATTGTTCAAGTGGTATTAATCTTGCTCTATAAGGTTTAAAAAACTCAACAACTTTACTCATTTGAGAAAAGAAGGAATCTAAACCAAAAAGAATATAACTCATATTGATGAAACCAAAGCTAAGATTATTTCTTACCCACTCTCCCAGATCATTTAATAACGTTCCCACTACTTCAATATTACTGGATGCAAGATTATCCAATTGATTTTTAATAGTAGGATTTAATTGTTCTAAAACTAAACCAGCATCAAAAGGCGTTTGTAAAAAATTACTTGAAATTACTCTTGTAAAAGTATCAAGATATTGACTCCATCTATCTCTTTGTTGTTGACGAGATTCTAATTTACGACCAGTAATATATCTAAATTCATCTATAATATCTGTAGCAGTAATATTAGTACCATCATAACAAATAAAATCTGATGCAGGAGCACCTGTATAAAACTCTTTATTAAAAACATAAATACATGATAAATAAAGAGTTAGCATAGATGTAATTTCACCAAGTATAGTTATTGCTGCATCTTGAGGTAATATAGCTATAACACCTTCATCTGGACTACCATTATTTTCCCATTCACTATGTTGATCTTGAACTCTTCTAATTAATATACCTGTAGCTGCATCAATTGCTTCTTCATCAAATACAGGTTTAATAGCAAAATAAGGAGTTGTTGAAGGAAAGTTAATTTTATTATCAGATAATAAATCTCTAATTTGTTCTTCTGTTTGCAACCAATGAGGATCAGAATCTGTTAGATATTTAAATGGTAAATAAACAGGTGAAGTATCACCAGAAGTTCCAGTTGTGATAATTCCTTTAAAAATTAAATCATTTGGGTTTTTTCTTATTCTCTCTTCTAATTGTAATGTAAATTCATATAAATCAACTTCACCAACTCCATGATATCTAAAAACATCTAAAAGAGCTTGTGGTGTTCCCTTTCTTTTATATAAATTAACTAAATCTAAAAAGAAATTAATTTTATCTGTTGGTGGTTCATTTGTAGTTGAATCTTTTATTAAAGTAGAATAAGGATATCCAAAACTTCTAAATAACTCATCTAATTGATCATTTGGTAAAGTATTTATATCACTAACATTAGCTTGATATGTAGATACTGTTCTATGGGAAGCATACCAATCTCTTAAAAAATCTTTAATTCTAATCCAATCTGGACTATTATAAGCAATTTGATCAACTACATTATTTAAAAAATTTTCAACAGTGGATTGTTCATTATGAGCTATAGCTTTAACAGGTGACGTAAGATCGGTAGTCTTTCCTTGAATTTCCTCAAGAATTTTCCAAAAATCTTCAATATTTCTAGCCATTAGGATCCTCACAATACTCATTATAATTAATCTTAAGATCGGGTTTATTTTGTAACATATACCAATAGAACTGTTCAGTCAAATAAGCTTCATAACACGTTTCTAACATTGTTCCATGTGATACTATTTGCATATTATTATATCTTTCAAATCTATCATTAATTTGTAAATCTAAATATAAATAAATTAATTTTGATAAAACAGTACCTAAATTATCATAGTCAGTAAATAGAACTGCTATATCACTAGTAGTATCAGTAACCAAAGTTGTAGTTGTTGTCGTGTCAATCATAGTTAATGCAGTTGAATCATTTCTATAAACTAGAAGAGAATCTAACATTGTAAAATCATCTTGTTGTAAATGAAAGATATTATCACCCGTTGAATCCATTATCAAATATTTAGAAGCCGCTGGATATATTTGGATTCTTGAATAAGCTATTCTTGGAATAAAGAATGGATTGATTTCATCAACATATAAATAAGAATAATCTGGTTGATTATAATCATCCTTAAATAACATAGTTATAAAAGAATTTGGAGTTAAATATAAATCGGGTATATCAACAGGGTTTGGTAATTGTTCCCTGTTCATTTCAGCATTTAATATAAATCGGCTAAAAGCGGATTGTAATTCAGGGACTAAAGAGTATGAAGTTAAAATCGCCATAATTGTTTTACTCCGAAATATCTGTTTGAATTAAATCAGCTGTTGAGAGCATATCTAATATATGTATAAATAATGTTTCAGGATTATAATCTTTAAAATCAAATTTTCCCATACTCGTAACATCTGTTGACCATTGTCCTGAATGAAATCTTATAGCTTCCTCCATAACAAAAAATTGTTCTTCAGTCATAATTTTTTCAAATGTATTCTTATTTTGTGAAACCATATCCGCAGCATTTTTATCATGATACCTATCAGTATGTGGTCTATTACCCAATTGACCATATTTTAAAGAATCATGTAAAGCTGCTGCAAATAATAATTTATCTGCATCAGGAGTTTTCATTTTAATATTAAACATTCTGGATATTTTAGTTGTAGAATAAACTAAATCATAGGTATGTTCTGATGTAGTTTGTACTTCACCATTCTTTTTCTTATGATATTTTAATGTTGATGCTGTAGGACGATTCCAAGAATCAGGTATTATCTTACAAATTTCACTGAATAATTTAAACCCTTTCGGGGTCATATTTTTTTCGAGAATTTCAAACAATTTCACTTTATAATTCATTTCTGAATCCTTTTTTTAAATTATATTTTATTCAAATTCCACAACAGTATAGCCTATGATTACCGGATCTTCCGTGCGACCTCTGTTTGCTTCTATTTGAGATGTATTTTTGAGATGCAACCGTACTACCACGGCACCTGCTGAAGAAGTACTATTACCTTCAACACCATTATTTAAAATAAAAGCTTTTGACAAATCTACAGGAACTATATTTTTTATAGCGTTGTTAAATCCATTATTCATTTGTATTGTTCCTGTTTGAATATTTTTGAGTGTTAAACCACCACCACCACCACCGCTTACTAAAGTCATTAATGAACTCATTATGCAAACCTCCAATCACTATTTAAATCATCATAAACTAAAGAAAATGAAGTATTCGCATCCCAATCCATATCCTCTGATAACCCCATTATTTTGTTACCATCTCTTCCAATGGTTGTATTATTAGTAATCATATCACCTGCAGGAGAAAACCAAATTTGGTCTGTATCCTCTGGTGATACTGGTAAATTCACTGTAAGATTACTATTGATTAAATATTTTTTATTTGATTCTAAAGTTGTATTACTAGTAATATGAGTCCAATCTGATTTCCACTCAGAACCCTCTATGGGACCAATTCCCTCTATATTATGAATTTTCATAATTAATTATATCCTCTTTTATTTTTTATTTAACTTGACAAATCTCCCATTTTTGATATAAAAATCTAGTTATGGGTATTACTAAAAGATTACCACTTTCTTCTAACTGTATAAATATATATCGCCAGTTATAATGTTTAATAGTACCAATTTCATTATTTATTCTGACTCTAACATTTTTTCCTAAATCGGTATTAGTATGAAACATTAAATATGAGGCAATATTATCATATAATTTTTTAATAACTAGCGCTACAATTGCAACTACAGATAATTGAAGATAAATTGTCCATGGAATTAATTGTATTGTACTTAATAGTTGTTCATTCATAATATTGCCTCTTTATTTTTACCAGTTACTATTACCTTGAGAAGAACTAGCAATTTGTTTATTTTTACCTTGGTCTTGTAAAAACTTACTCATTGTTCTGTCACCAAACCACCACGTGACCGCAGAAACAGCTAAATATATAATTGTTGAAGTGACTTGTGTAAATATACCTACAGCTTGTTCAACAGAAAGTGATTCTATACCATTAGCTTTCATAATAGTCCAAGCTAAAAAAGTTATGTAGGATGAAGTACCCATAAGATAAACAGTGAGACCTGGACGCATAAAACCATTTAACCAATCTACAAATGCAAATCCAGCTGCTATTAACAATCCAAGTAGTTTAAAGAACCAACCAGACCACTTAGAATCTCCAGCTTCCATAATCATATCTATCCATTTTTCACTAAACAATTGTTTTGATCCAACTTTTTGTGAAGTATCAAAAGCAGCAGCATCTGCTAATTCAACTTCTCCTTCAATACGAGCTTTAGTAACTTGAATTTGCATTCTAGCTTCTTCAATCATAGCACTTGTTTCAAGTTTAACCATACTTTGTTTATGCTCGTTATCCATTTTGGTAGTTTTATACTTTGTATAAGAAGTTATAGCATTACCAATTAATCCTGTTACACCACCGAGTATAATATCTAAACCAATCATTTCATTTTTCTCCTTAATAATTTCTTCTATATATTATCGCTTGATACCAAGATTTATGCCATTCTCTATTATAATTTGCTGTACTATTACAAGAATAACATAATGTTATTAAATTTCTTGGTTTACAATCTTTTTTATTATAATTAATATGATGAATACAAATATGTTTACTTATCATATTACAACATGGATTTAAACATTGATAACCATCTCTTTCTTTAATAGAATTTTTATAATCTTGATCTAACCATTCTATACAATATGGATCACAACTTATTCCACCTTTCCAATTATGATTATTTTTTCCTTTTAATTTAGCTCTAACTTCTGGTCTTTTAGCAGGATTTGTGTCTCCAAACATATTTAATCTATTTTTAGCTGCTATACTTAATTTTTTTCTTACTTCTAATTTTTTAGATGGATTTAATAAACCTTTTTTTGTTTGACTATTTTGCTTTTTTAAATTAGCACATTTGTTAGTTGTATCATTACAACACCATTTTTTAACATATGGAAAATAATGTTTAGCTTCTTCACCACAACCATATTCACATAGTTGCACTAAAACACCTCCTGTATTCTCAATTTAAACTTACCATATTCCATACTTTCCATAAATTGTCTAACTGTTACTCTTGAATTTAAAACTGCAATTTGTCCACCTAAAAATCCACTTTTCTGACCAAGCAATATACAACCAGCTACATGGGTTTTATAACCTTTATATTTATCTCCAGCATAATTGCCTGAATGTATTAATACATAAGTTCTATTTTCTACATGACGAACCCAGTAAATTCTACCATATTTATTAGACATTCGGATCTCAACATCATACACACCTGGGGGAATACATGAAATATTTTGTTGATTATCTCGCCATGGTAGTTCTAAAGTTCTACATCTAAAATCGGGGGTAACTAAAAGACCTTCTGTACCTTGATCACTTCTTCTGATCCGAAATATATTCACCTGGTCCATTTTAATTTCCTTATTAAATATTTACTTTTTTGAAAATTTTTACATCTTCTTATTTGCCATTTACGTCTTAATCTCCACATTATACGTACACAGTTATTCAAAAATTATTTCCTCCTTATCTATTTACCTTTTTTAAGAAGTTTAACAACCTGTTGTAATACCTTCACAGGTTTACCAGATTTAGCTGCTCCTATTGCTTGTTCATAGATAAGTTCTTGTATTTTTGGATTACTTGTGCCAGCTCGTGTCATATAATTATAAACTTCTGCTTCTGTAATATTTTTAATATTTAATTTTTTAGGAGTTTGTTTTTTTAGAACTTTAGATTCTTTTAAAGATTTTGATCTTTTATTTAGTACTGGCATTAATTTTTCAGCTAATTTATTAACAATAGCATTAGTTAAATCTTCTTCAGATCGTTGAGTAGGTTGTTGTACAACTTCTTCAATTATTTTTTTAGTTTTAGGAGTTGTTTTTTCAACTAATTTTGCTTTTGGTTGATATTCTGAATTTATTATTTTAGCTTCAGCCATTAAAGGATTAGATAATGTAAAAGTATCTTCCCAAGGTTTTAAATAATAACCATCAACAATAATATCAAGTTTGGCGTGTACCTCTTGACCTTCTTTTAATCGTTTTCTAGTTATATCTTTTAGAGCTGGAATATCAACAGTTACAGATTCACTTGCAATTTTTGCAGGAAATCCATATTCTACTCCATCTATTTCTAATCGAAGAAAACTATCAAGCTGATCAGTTTCAACTCCACCAATTTCTATTTCAAAATTGAGTTGTTTTTCTTGATTGACATTTAATTGTAACATACTACATCCCCGTTAATTATTAATTAACTTTATTATAATTTGTTTACTTAATTCTTCTAACTTATTTGTTTCCACGACATCAACTCTTTTGATTGTAATATATGGTTTTACCTGTCCAACCTCTTTAGTCATAGGAGGACCACCGCCTCCACCAAGGAAAGCACTACTTTTACTTAAAACTCCTTTGGTAGCAAGACTTGTACCACATGGTGCATAAGGCATACTAATACTCCTTTTATGTTGTTACCTGATAAGAGGTTAATTGATTATCAGTATATATTGCTTCAATATTATAACTCTCTATAATATCATTATTAGTTCCTACACTTAAAGAGTTACTATAAGTTCTAATTCTTGCAGTTGTCATATTACCATTTTCATCATATACAGTATTATCCATAAGAAAGTTTTCTTGAACTAATCCAAGAATTTTTTCTAATATAATATTTATACTATCAAAATCATTGGCAAATACCTGTATAGTATTAGTTTTACCCCATGGAAAATATATTGAGTGATAAGCATCCATAAACCAATTACCCACTTGATTTGGGGTAAAATTAACTCTATAATTACCATCACCCAGTTCAAAAAATGTTACTGTAGTGGAATCATAAATATCATTATTAGAAGGATCATATAAATGAGCACTAAATTCATTGATTGGAATACCGCTAATACGATTTCTATTATTATCTAATACAGTAAATTCCTCAACAACTTTTATTCCAAGTTTACCAATTATCATTTTATACTTTTCCTTTACTATACGTAATTTTAAATAAAGATTTATCAAGAGTTAAAAAATCATCTGGTATTATATAGTTATCATTTTTCCTTTTTAAAGAAGGATTATTATATACATAAGAAATAAATTCAGTACATGAAAATTTATTTTTATCTAAAAAATCAAAATCAAAATCATATTTTGTTTTCTTTTTAAATATTTTTCTTGCTTTTTTAATAGCTATTTTAGATATTTGTTCATCATTACAATGGATAACTGTTACTGAATCACAACGACAGAATGTAAGGATATCTTGTTTATCTACTCCTTTACCTAACATATGAACAATGTTATTAGATCCCATATAAATAGCTGAATGTGTATAATATCCAGGAATCATTAAACCACTAACATAATGATCATATCTTCTTAATAAAATATCACCTGGTTGAATAGCATTTAAAACATCTCTAACATCTTCACCATTCATATGATATGAAGTTTTATTAAACATAATAAACATAGGATAAGGATAAATTAAAATATTACCAAACCACGACAAAGTTTTTTCTTTAATTTTATACCATAAATTCATAATAGTTTCCTTAAATTTTTTTTATTGTAAAAGATTTATTATGTTCTATAATTCCATATGTACCACTATGTATTATATCACCAAAATTAATATAATCACATTCTTTATATTCAACTATCTTTGGAACATGTGTGTGTCCCATTACTAAATATCTACATTGATTTTTATAATATTTAATTGATTCCTTTTCAATATCTCCTACTAACTGATTAAAATATGTTTTATTTTTTTTATTTGAAATAGAATTAAATAAATTTCTAGAAAATGATTTTATATTAATATGAAAAATTCTTTGACATATCCAATGAGGTATATATAATATTTTTGCAATCCAAGAATATTTAGTAACTAAATTATCAAATTGATCACCATGAATAATTAATATATTATCCATTTTTAATTTATGAACTACTTTTATATCCGGAAAGATTTTTAAAATTTCATCAATATTAGGATCATGATTTCCAATAACCCAATATATATCTTTAATTTTTGATTTATGTTTTAATGTTTTAACAATATAAGGATTATCACTTAAAATTCCTTCAAATGATTCTTCCCAAATATCAAAAATATCTCCATTAAGAATTATAGTATCAAATTCATTAGATTTCAATAACTTAACAATTTCGAGTTTTTTATTCACAAGAGGACTTCCTAAATGTATATCTGAAAGTACTAATGTTTTCATAATAAACTCCTTATACTGATGCGTTTCTATGCATACACATTAAACAAGCAACCGCCCACTTATGATCATCAACAGATTCATTTGTATTTGCAATCATTTTTAATCTCATTCCGTGTCCCATCTGATCTGTATCTGATGAATTTAATGCTAAAAAACCACTACCTAATAATGGCATATGATTTAAGAATCTAGCAAATGTTATCTCAACTGAAAACATATTATATCTTCCATTACCAGAAGGAGCTGCTGTAATATTTTCATATAATTTAGTTGATGAATTATAATCAGCATTCCAGAAAGCGGTAGGAGCTTCTCCTAAATCATTATCTGGCATATAAATTAATCCAGCATTTGGATCTGTTATATCTGCTGTTATATCAAATGTACCATCACCTGCAGCAGGAATAATCATATACCCACCGTATAAATTATAATTAGTATTTGTTCCAGCTTGACCAGCAGTAATTCTTGGAACCATTTCAAGAGATAATCTATCCATATCACAATCTTTCCAAGTTATATAACCTTCATGTAACCAGGTTTCATTGTTAACTATATTAAAATCAATATAAACAGATTCTGGGTCACCTTCTCCTAAATCATGTTGAATATCAAATGCAGCTCCACCACCTACTTTATGAACATCAGATGGGTCATCTCCTAAACCTATCCACATAATTCTAGTACCAAGTTTTCTAGATGTTTGATGAACTCTTGTTTTACCTGATCTATCTTGTGGTTGTAATATACCTTTTTTTCTGGTAACAGTTATCTTATTAGTATCAATCGTATGTGTATTATTATTTGGACAAACAGTTGGTTCATATTCTCCCCAAGTTCTTACCCATTTGCCTTCTGTTACACACCATATTCTATATTTGTATAAATTATTTCCCATTATAAAAACTCCATAAAAAATGTTGATATTTTAGTATGATTTCCAGACTCATAATCACCACTTGATTTCCCTTGTATTTCAAACATAGCGGATTCTTCTGGAAGATCAATAGGTGTTAAATCCACATGAGTTTCGAATGTTTCAGTTGTGACAGTCCAAGAAGTAATAAATTTATCATTAGTAAAGTCATATAATCTAAACTCACCTGGATAAGCTGCAGCATGAACTTCAGCTATTATACTACATGATTTAACTTCTCCTAAAGTATGAGTTCCTCTGAATTGAAATTTTCTAATAACCTCCCAATAAGAACTATCACATTCATAATAATATTCTCCACTATTACCACCAATTGAAAGAAGAATATCTCTATCAGAAATACTACTAACAACTGCTATACTATCAGGATCAATTGTATGACCAGCACTATTTGGACATATGGTTGGTTCGGAATTTATCCAATCTGTATATACCCATATACCTTCTGTCTTACAAAATACTCTGTATTTATTTTCCATCATTACCTCTTGTTATTAAGTCATATCTATTAACATCTATATCATTAAATCTCCAAAGAATTCTATTCATTTTAACTTCAAGTAAAGAGATTAATTTTTCATTAAGAGATCTCATTGTTTCAATTTCAATTTCTCTTCTTTTAAAACATATCATAACACTTTCTCTTAATACAATAGCTTTCTTTTTATAGTTATATTTATCAGCTAAATCTAACCAGAAAGTGACTTTATCTTTATCTATATTTAAAGCATCTATTACAATATTCTTTTTTCTTTTCATTAATGCTTCACACATAGTTTGCTCTACTGCTTCTATTGATGATTTATTTAAATCATAATCATTTCCATTATGTTTCCAAGTTGTATAAAATTCTTGTCCTATTGTTTCTAAAATATCATCACTACATATTAATTGATAATCATTTAAATGTTTATCTATATAAGTACTTTTTCCAGAACCAGGTATTCCAATCATTAATACTAAATTCATTATACACCCATAGCTATTGCTTGCACATATAAATATTTTTTACTATCTTGAACTTTTCCTTGTACTTCAAATATAGCTCTGTCAGTTGGTAAATTTTCAATAGTATTATCAATCCATATTTGTCTAGTAGAATCATCTACAGTAACTTGAGCTATTACCTTATTATTAGTATAATCATATATTCTAACATAAGAAGTTGAACCATTTTTTGAATGACCTAATACTTTTAATTTTTCTGGGAGTCCTGCTAAATCTGAACCATCATAAATAAATGAAGCAACGACAACCCAACTTTTAGTTTTAATTTTTAAACCATCAGCACTTTTAGTTCCATGACTATATGAGAAATTAATATAATTACCATCTCCAGGTATATCAGCCCAAATAGTAGTAGTAGAATCAACACCTTTCAAAAATTTATCAGGTTCTATTGGCAGTATATTAGATAAATCCGTTAAATCAACATCATTTTCATCCTGAGGGCACTCACCATAATTAAAATCAACTACACATTCATCTAATGCTGTTTCTTCAGGTCCAGATAAATCAGAAATAAATTCAATGTCAACATTATCTCCACCATTAATACTAATACCATTTAATTCTGTTGTTATTGTCGATTTTGAAATAATATCATTTTGTAAACAAGTAAGATCTATTAAATCTGCAAAATCATTTTGTAAAGAATAAGTATATATAGTCATTAACTAACCCTCCATAACTCTATTCGAGCTTCCCAAATACTTGATTCATCTCCAGAATTATCAGTTCTGTATTGTAGTGTGAAAGTTTGACTACCACTTAGAGTTTGATATAGAACTCTCGAAGAATAATATCTTTGAGTAGTACCTGTAGAACCGCCACCAGTATCATTATGTGGTTCTTGTTTATGTAATTCTCCTTGAGTTACTCCACCCTTTTGTATTCTACCTTCAAAATCATTTTTTTTGCTATCATGATTCCAACCATATGAAACGCCAATTCTATAACTTCCACTTGGTAAATTAGATGTAACTAAAGTTACTTTAGTTTGAAAGCTTGTTGATGTTGTTGTACTTATACTTAAAGATTCTGATTGTTGAAACTCTGAACCAAATATATTTTGTATAGAAACTTGACTTGTAGAATCATCTGTAACTTCCATACCTTCAAAATTTAATACTTCAAAAGGAGTATTATCAACATAAGAATTATCTTCTTTTATATTAATTGTAGAACCAGAACCAACAGGACCTGGGGAACCATCTTCACCTTGAGGTCCTTTAGCTCTCATAATATTATAAGTGCTTTCTGGTATTAAAATATTAGTACCACCATCATCTTTACCTTGAAATGTAATATAATCACCTGATGTCATATCACAATAAAACACATTTCCAGCATCATTAATTTCATCATCTTCACTGATGATTCTGAAACTCCCAGGTAATATATTATTACCATTTGATAAAACTCGAAATTGAAATTCATTTTCACCACTATCTGCATTAACAGAAGCAGCATATGATATCATATATAAACCAGATTCTTTAATATAAATCCGTTCAGTATTACTATTATCATGTTCTAAAACATTAGTATCATTCTCAACATCTGTAATATCAAAAACTATATCAGCCCATGATGTTGTTAAAGTATAATTTGTAGATCGACGAACTTGTACGACAGATAAATCGTCTGGAATACCTGATATACCATCTATTCCACTAGTACCTGATGAACCACTAGTACCACTATCTCCAGAAGTACCACTAGTACCTGAACTTCCTGATGTTCCATCTATTCCACTAGTACCTGAAGAACCACTTGTACCACTATCTCCAGCTATTCCACTAGTTCCAGAACTTCCTGATGTTCCATCTATTCCACTAGTACCTGATGAACCACTAGTACCACTATCTCCAGAAGTACCACTAGTACCTGAACTTCCACTAGTACCACTATTTCCAGAACTTCCCGATGTTCCACTAACTCCAGAACTACCTGATGTACCACTAGTTCCAGAACTTCCTGATGTTCCATCTATTCCACTAGTACCTGATGAACCACTTGTACCACTATTTCCACTTGTACCACTTGTACCTGATGAACCACTAGTACCACTGATTCCTGAACTACCAGATGTACCATCTATTCCACTTGTACCACTTGTACCAGATGATCCACTTGTACCACTGATTCCTGAACTACCAGATGTACCAGATGTACCATCTATTCCACTTGTTCCAGATGATCCACTTGTTCCACTTGTTCCTGAATTTCCTGATGTACCTGAGCTTCCACTAGTACCGCTATTTCCACTTGTACCTGATGAACCACTTGTACCTGATGTACCACTATCTCCAGGTGGTCCTGCTGGACCAGCTGCACCACCTAAGTTAACATCCCATTGATTATATGTACCACTACCAGTAATTGTTTCTGGATTAACAATCATTTCACCAGTAATGGAATTATATGAAATAATAGTTCCTTCTATTATATTATTTTCATCATGTACAACAACAACAGATTGACCAGTTGAATAAGCTAAACCTGAATCAGCTATTAATGTAACATTTGATGTCGTGTCTAATGAAATAGTACTAGTTGAATCAGTTATATATGTATCTCCAGATTCCCCACTTGTACCTGAACTTCCTGAACTTCCTGATGTACCTGTTAATCCACTTGATCCAGATGTTCCCGCAGTACCACTAGTACCACTTGATCCTGATGTACCACTATTTCCACTAGTACCTGATGAACCACTTGTACCTGAACTTCCTGATGAGCCAGATAAACCACTTGATCCAGATGTACCACTATTTCCACTAGTACCACTTGATCCAGATGTTCCAGTATTTCCACTTGATCCTGATGTACCACTTGTACCCGATGTTCCATCTATACCACTTGTACCTGATGAACCACTAGTTCCATCTATACCACTTGTACCTGATGAACCACTTGTACCTGAGCTACCTGATGAACCACTAGTTCCACTATCTCCAGAACTTCCTGATGAACCACTAGTACCTGAACTTCCACTAGTACCACTATTTCCAGAAGTACCACTAGTACCTGATGAACCACTAGTTCCACTATCTCCAGAACTACCAGAAGAACCACTATCTCCAGAAGTACCAGATGAACCACTAGTTCCTGTTATTCCATCTATTCCACTTGTTCCAGAAGATCCAGAAGAACCACTATCTCCAGAACTACCAGAAGAACCACTAGAACCTGAACTTCCTGATGAACCACTAGTACCACTATCTCCAGAAGTACCTGAACTTCCTGATGAACCACTAGTACCATCTATTCCACTAGTACCTGAAGAACCACTTGTTCCAGTTTGAATTAGATCATGAATAGCAGCAGCAGTTAAAATAGCTGAAGTACTATCTGTTATAGGGTTATTAGAAATTTCATTAATCGTATCACCATATTGTAATGAAAAACCATTTTCATTGAAGTTTGCTTGTTCTATATTATTAATAGTAAAAGAAATTAAACCTGTTGATGTATCTATAGAAATAAAATCATCACCTGATGTTTCTAATCTTTTTTCATTATCATTCCACCAAGTAACTCTTGTATCTATTGGATTATCTTCTCGAGTAGCAACTGGTTGTAAATCACCATCTTCACCAATTTCAAATGTATCTGTTGTTTCATTAAATAAGAATTGATAATTGGTTAATGTTCCTCTGTCAATTTCTATTCCAGCTATTCCTGAAGTAACACCTGCTCCAGGTTCACCATCATTAAGAACTATAATATTATCAGAAGTAGATACTTCTTGATTATGTACCATAAATGTAGTACCATCAATAAATAAACTACCAAGAACTGATAAATTATTTACACCACTAATATTATCATCATCATCTAAAATAATCCCAGAATCTTGAATAGCATCGGTTCCATCATATCTGGCTATTGTGTTATCAACACCAGAAGCTGTAATTGATGAAGTTCCACTTGTACCTGAGCTTCCTGATGAACCACTAGTACCCGAGCTTCCAGATGAACCACTAGTACCACTATCTCCTGATGAACCTGAACTTCCAGACGTTCCATCTATTCCACTAGTACCTGAGCTTCCAGATGTTCCGTTAACACCACTTATTCCAGAAGACCCAGAACTTCCTGTTAATCCTGAACTACCACTAGTACCTGAGAATCCTGAACTTCCTGATGAACCACTAGTACCTGAGATACCAGATGAACCGCTTGTGCCAGATATACCTCCTCCAGTACTATCAAATGTACCTTGACCAGTAGCATCTCTTAACATATTATAGCCTCTATCTTTAGTTTGAATTACTTATTTTATTAATTTGTTCTAAATTTCTTCATGGTTTAAATGTTTCTTTATAGTATTCTGTATTGCTGTTTTAACCATACCAGGAGTTATTTTTAGAGTACATTCAAACTGTCTATGAGTTCCTTTTTGTCTTGGGCACCAGTTCCAGTCTCCCCTATCTATTGGAGCAATTGGATCATTAAAACAACCATGACATACATCTTCATTAATAACTCTCTCTATTTTATGCTGGTATTCACCCCATTTAGCGGAAAAACCAGAGATAAGAATAGTAGGTTTATTTAGTGTCCATGCTAACCATGTAGGACCAGCAGAGACACCCATATAAAATTCACAGTGTCTTATAGTACTAATAGTTGAGTGCATAGATCGATTTGTTCTATCAATTATATTTTTTAATTTAGTTGTTTCTTTACTTATAACTACAACTTTATACCCAAGATCATTTAAATAATCAACAATTTCTTGCCATCCACCTTTATAATTCCAGAATTTATTTTGAAAGGTTGAAAATTCAGAAATACAAACATACTTCTCTTTTATCTTTCTTCCTCTTTTAGTTTGAAGATCCATAGAAGGAACTATTTCTTTATATTCAAGACCCAAGAAGTCAGTACAAACTTGTTGTAAAGGAACAGATCTCCAATGATTCTTATTTTTAGAAATATCATCATCAAAACATCCAACAGAATAAGAAGCATATAAATCATGTACTACTTCTCCAGGATATATAAATTTCAAATCCGAATATTGTTTCTGTGGTTCAAATAATCTATTCCAAAAAGTTGAAACCATTAATATACAATCATGTTTCTTTTTAAATTCTAACATATAAGGAATCCAAGCTAAAGTATCCCCTAAAGACTTAGTATCAAAACTAATTAAAATTCTTCTACCTTTAGCATTAAATTCATGTTTGAAATCTAATTTACCATTTCTATGAACTTCAATTAACCAATTAGTAAAATACTTTCTATGTGGTCTTGTCCAATAACCTATGTTCATTAATTCTTGATGAACACTTGAATTATTATCAGGATCCAAAAAATCAGAAACAAAATAATTCTTAGTTGGTTCCCCATCTATTTGTAAATAAGGACCATCAACAAAATGACAAGTATAACGAGCAGGTTTTTGTTTTTCAGTTTCTAATTTAATTGCATGAGCTTCTACTTCATCTCCATGTCCAGTAACTTTTTCTTCTATACTAGTAACTTCAAAATCAAAAGACTCGAGAAAATGTTTTAAACTACCTTTATTAAAACCACATAAATGAGAATTACCAGTATGAGTTTGACTTCCAAAGACAGCGCCAAGTTCTCTCCATTTATTTTCATCAGGAGCATTCAACCATTGTCTTATACCTTGTTCTAAATTTGGAATTCTAATAATTAGTTCTCCATTAGGTCTAAGAACTCTTCTCCATTCTTCCATAACACCATACATATCATTAATACCAATATGTTCAAAAACATGGGAAGTATAAATTTCATCAACTCGACCATCTGGATATGACAAATCTCCTAAATCATCCTGACTATCAACTAAACCAGTATTGTTATATTTATCAATATTAACATAACCTTTTTTAATATCATTTCCACAACCTAAATTTAATCTAATTGGTGTTGATTTGACTTTATAAGAAATAGCACAATATTTATAAAGATATGTAGTCCACATATAAGTTCTTTTTGAAGCAAGAAGGTCTTTACATTTAGAAAATAGTTTAAAATAATTTGAAGAATCCTTAACATTATAAAACTCTGGCGACCAATCAACATTAACAAAGAAAAATATAATTTCTGCTTTTCTCAATCCACTAGTCATCTGTTCATATAATTCTATATCATCAGTATTAGTAACTTTAATAAATACATAATCTGTATGATAATCAACTTCATCAAAAATAACATCATGATCATAATACATTTCTTTAATTAGATTTTGTCTATCAGAATTTATATTAAAACCAAAGCAAGATATTTTTTGTTTCTCACTTTCATTATTTAAATTACTATATAAAAAAGCAAACAATTCTTCATTTACTCTATCATAATTATGTAAATGTTTAAAACTTTTAGTTCTTCTTTTATCTGCTTGTTCTCTAATCTTTTCAAATTCTGTTTCTCTACCACCAAAATCTTTCCAACTACCAGAATTAGAACCACTTTCTCTCATACGAACTTTATAAAGAGTCCTATTTAAAAACAACGGAGTTCCTATTTCTTCTAATCTAAATAATTTAACTAAGTCTTCATGTTTACCTAATTTAAAATCCCCATCATTAAAATCAAATAATGGACCAGGATTTCTATAAGAACGAATAACTCCAAACATCATTCCTATTCTTTCTTCTCCGGATTTATTAGTTAAATAGATTTGATGTTTTTGTAATATACTATCATAGTTACCCATATTACAAAATGAAGAATTTTTATAAGAACCAATACCTTTAAAATGTTCTAAGTGAAAATTAGCGTTAACATGTATACATTGTACTTGAGGATATTTATCATAAAAATGTGCTATAACTTCTCCGCATTTTGGAACAATAACATCATCAGCATCTATCGTACATATAATATCACCATTAGCATATTTATGAGGATTCCAATATATTTCTTGTTTTGATTCTTGATCAATATATTTTATACGTCTATCTGTTTGAGCTAATTGTTTTATTTTTTCTTTAGTATTATCATCACTCCAATCATCAGTAATTATCCATTCCCAATCATTCATTGTTTGTTCTAGTATACTATCTGCTAATTCATCCACATAAGCTTCTGTATTATAAAAAGAAGTAACAAAACTAATCTTCGGAGTTTTATTTCCATATTGTTTTGATTCAGTTTGAAGTAAATTATCATGCTTATCAAATAATTCAAAAGTAATACCATCTAATTCTTTTTCTGGAGTTCCAACACTTACCCAATAATTAATAGATTTCTTTAAATCTCCAAAAACTGATTGATATAATATATTACCATCAAAGGATTTTACTATAACTTTAATATCATAATGTTTTAAATGGAAAGGATGAAATGTTATCTTTGGTTGGTTATCTTCTGTTAAACCAAATTCTACAAAAAATGTTTTTAATTGATTTTCCGGTTTTACAACGAAATGTTTTTTAGCTAATTCTTTAATATACTTTTCACCTTTTTTAGCTGCATTATCCCATGTATATTCTTCTCTTAAATCTTTAGATTGTTTTATAGCTTTTTGTTTATCTTCATTATAATTATTATAAGAATCTCTCATGACTGATTTCAGATGATCAAAATCAGGTTCTCCCCAAACACCAAAGTCATGTTCATCTCCTAACATAAAAACTTCTTTTGGAGATTTTTCATTTGGAACATTTACTAACCGAGATATTCCATCAGCAAATTCTAATTGTCCACTCCAATTCGAACAGATAGTTGGAGTCCCACAAGCTATAGCTTCCATTAAAGGAAGATTCCAACCTTCTGATCTTGAACATGAAAGAAATACATGACCACATTGTAACCATTGAATATATTCTTTTCTATCAGGGAAGTGTAATATCTTTAATTTATCAGTATTTATTTTATGATGTTCTAATCTATTTTCAGTAGTTTTTAATTCATCAGTAGAGAATGGGTTATCAACAGATAGTACTAACATAACCTTTTCATCATTCTTAAACTCTTCATTAAAAGCTTGAATCATTTCTGTAGTTGATTTTCTATAATCCCATCTACCGAAAACTGTAAATACAAAAGTATCTTCTGGAATATCATATTTTTGAAACAGTTCGTTTCTATTAATTTCTAGAAGATTTATTGGTTTGAAAATTTGACCATTAACACCTTCTGGTACGACTTTAATTCTATTTTCGGGATAACCTTGATCAATAGTACAATCTTTTTGCCATTGAGTTGGACACCAGAATTGATCAGCCTGTTTCATTCTTTCAAAAAATTCCGGAAACTGTCTGGTAGATTCCCAAACATTATAGAAAATTAAAGGACGTTCATATTGATCATAAAAGAAATAATGATGACTTTCATTAAGCACTATATTTACTTTTAAATCATTTGGATTATGATTAAAAGGTGTTCCTAATTTATAAGGAGGATCATTCCAATTTTGTTCAATAATCATATCTTTCTGAGCTTGAGTATATTGGTGAAGGTTATCACCATATGAATAATTTCTAACTCGTACTGGAATATAATTATTTAAAGATGTAAAAAAATTTTTAGAATGATTGTTATATCCTGTGTTACCACAAAACGACGTGTTTGCTATTACTTGAATTCCCATTTTATAACCTTTCTTATTAACTTAAATTATTGTGTTAGATCAAAATCTTTATCTTTTTGTTTACTGTCATGTAAACTTCTCATTAATTTTATAAGTTCAGTATTTTGGTTTTCATGTTCTTCTAAATTTTTTATAATTCTATTTATTGATTTTCTATTTATTGTTTCTATATTTGATTCTCCTGATTTAAAAATAGTAAATGCACCCATTGTTATAGTAAATGCTACAATTACAATTACTGACATGATTTTCATTTTTATTGATATTGAATCAATTTTTTTATTTAAATCTGTATCTTTTTTATTAATATTTTCAGTATTTTTTTCATGGTGGGATGTACATAAACCACTATGTTCTTTTAATCTAGTATTTAAAACTTCAACGGGTAACTTTTGTATATGATTAACAAGTTCATGTTGTTGATTAATTAACTCTCTGGTTGTGATTTCATGTTTATCGATAGATCCACGAAGAGTATCAAACAGTTTGAGAAGAGCAGTTATATTATCAGACATTACAATAATTTCCTATGTGTTTTATAAACTTAATATTTGTTGATTAATTGTTTGTAAAGTTTCAACTCTATCTTGAAATTTATTTTCTAGTTCTACTTCCCATTCTTTTATTTTATCACCAATATAGAGAAAAGCATCTGTTTCGTCTTGTTTTAATAGATTAATCGCATCAACTTTTTTAGTAATATCAATACCAACACCTGCTATATATTTAATATTATGATTACGATCTTCTATAAATTTACTAGTATTAAGTATCCATATTGTTGAACCATCTTTACATAATGCTTCATATTCTATATTATGATTTATATGTTCTCCATTTTTTAATTTTTTTATTCTATCTTTATACATAACTAAACTTTTCTTTGTTAAAAATTTATCAATACTATTACTTAGTAATTCTTTTTTGCTCCATCCAGTCTTTTCTATTAAATTATCATTTACAAAACTAAACTTATTTTTCTTTATATCTACTTCATAAATAAAAGATTTTGTTGCTTTAATCAATTCTTTATATTTAGCTTTCGTTATAATCATTTCTTTTTTAATTTTTGATCGTTCAATAGCATATTTTAATGATCTATATAATAATCCAGAATTAAGATCTGTTTTTACTATATAATCTTGAGCGCCTAAACGCACACATTTACAAGCATTTTCTTGAAAACCAGATACTATTACTATAGGAATATCTATTCCTGTTATTTTATATAAAGCTTCAAAAGTGTGTAACCCTTTACTATTGGGTAAGTTCAAGTCAAGTAAAACAATATCCACCTCATTAAAATTTTCTTTAATATAATCAATACCCTCATTTAATCGTTTTTTTGCAACAGAATTAAATTCTGTAGATGTATGACTTAATAACTCAGGTATTAGATCTTGTAACTGATCCTCATCCTCTATGTAAAGTAAATTTACTTTAGGTGGCATTATACACATTTCTAATCCTCTTTTTATTAATTAACTAAATTTCTTTTTAAATAAAAACGTCTATATATATTAATTTATGAAAGATGGTTATTATTTCTTCCTTTTTGTTAGCTAACATACGGCGACCATTATTTTTAAATGTATGTTATCCCATGTCATCGCCCTGGTATATGGCGTTATTAAAAAATCATATACTATAGTAGTTCTCCTTCTTAGGGGGCGGGATCTTTATTTAATAAATAAAGTGAACGCCCTTACTACTACTCTTTTATTTTTTGTTCTAAATTACTATATATATTACTTAATGAAAGTAGGAGAATTATTTATTTAATTATTTAAAAAGGAGACTAATTATGATTGTTGAATTTGTAACTGTTCAACCTGTTCAAGACAAGTATGATAATTATAAATTGTCCGATAATGGTCAATTTATAACAGAAAACAAAATTACAGGAGTGTGGTACAATAAAATAATCATGACAGAAGATCTTCATGATTATCCTATTAAAAATGTCAATTATCTTGAGCAAGATAATTTTAAGAAACACACTCAGATTCTTGTAGATGATTTAAAAACAAAATTTGATGTTCTTTCCAAAACCAGAATTTATGTTTCTGATGGAAGTAATGTCGAGTTATTTGAGATTTCATTAGATGTTGATGGAATCAATGAGCACATATTTGAAACTTTAAAACATTATAAGTTTTAATTCCAATCTTCCTGGGGTTGTTCTAACTCTTGATTTACAGTATAATCAAGAGTTATTTCATCTCCAGGTTTGATATCTTTCTGTGCATGAGACATATATGAACCATCTGAATTTTTTATTGATTGCGCATTAGGGTCATCAGAATGATTTAGATATTTACCAAATTTGGTGATAGTAGTTCCAGGGGTCATATGAGTATTTATAAAGTCGCCTTTTTTAACACGGTTTTGTGAAAACACTCCATTCCCATGTATAGGAGAAGGTCGTACTTCAAAATTATTACTAAGAGGATTACCTTGTAATTCTTCAAGATATTGAGCGATTAAATTCATAATAAATTATCCTATATAAGTTTTATTATTTGTTCATAAGATTTATATAGAAAGGAGAAAAAATGACTAACTTTTTTAATTGGTTTAAACAAGTATTTACAAAACATTTTTGGATTCAAGAATTTCCAAAAGAATGGCCACCAGAATGTTTTGATTGTAATTTAACTTATGATGGTTGTTGTAAAGAATGTGATATATTAATTAATTATAAAGAGAAATAAATTATGTCAATCTTAAGTGGGTTTGAAGTTAGCAAACCAGAAGGTAGTTTTACTGAGTTTGATGAAATTGTAAATTTGGATTTTGGTATTCATAAAATGAAACCTAATCAAAAACTTGTTTATAGTTACATAAACGAAAGATGGTTTATTCTTTCAGAACCACCAGGTGCTGGAAAGTCAACAAGTATTAAATTTGTTGTAAGTGAACTTCTTAGAAAAAATCCAAAATTAAAAGTTATTATTGCTGTTCCTCAAACATTAATTTCTAAATCTTTTGGTAGTATTATATTAGAATATCCAAATGGTAATAAAGTTGAGTGGGATATATCTAATAACTTATGTGAAAGAATTGGAAATCTTGATAAAATTGGTGAACTTAATAATTTCATTAATCAAGATGAATTTGGAAATAACCCTGCTGATAGAATAGCTATAGTTACTCATATAACATTATCAAAATTAAATACTGAAGGAGAAAATTTTAATGATGTAATGTTTATTATTGATGAGGGTCATCATGTTCTTTATCCAGAAAATGGTGGAACAGAATCAGCAAATAAAATTGGTGTATTAGTTCATTATATAATGAATCAGAAAAAATCAAATGTTAAAATTTGGTTTGCAACAGCAACATTTTATCGTGGTGATAAAAGTAACATTATACCTCCAGAAGAAATGGAGAAATTCACTACTTATCATTTACCTTTAGATGAATATTGGAGTAAGTATATAAAACATATTCAATCTTTTTCTTATGATTTTGTAATGTATAAAAACAGAGATGTTTTTAGTGAAATCAAAGAAATCTTTAAACAAAAAGGTAAAAGAAAAACAATCATCTTTTGTCCATACATTGGTTATTTAGTCAATGATATGAATAAACTTCAATTTCGTGATAAAATTATTGAAGTAATTAAAGAAGTATGGGAAGATTGTAAGTTTTTGGATTTGATTGAAATTGAGAATCGTTATGATAAGAAACAGATTGTTATTAATGATTCAGAAGATTTTGATGTTGTTCTTTCAGTTAAATTGTTTGATGAAGGAACTGACTGGGTTCAAGCAGAAAG